GAGAGAGCAATATTTCTAGTGTAATCTTCTTCAAGTTTTCTACCAACTATTGGTGACAATGAACTTGTATCAGGAAACATTTTACGCAATTCGTTTGGTGTAAAAACTTTACGTTTAATAATTCTATCTACAAGTTCGTCTTTAAACATTCCTTCAGGAATAAGGTTTTTAGTATTATTAACCATTACTTGAATGTACTCAGCAATATCATCAGAATTTAAACCTAAAGAAACAGGTGCATCTTTATTAACAGATAAAGGACTAAGTCTTTTAGCAGCAGCCTTACCCTCTGGCGCATTTCTTAACCAGTTTTCTGTTTGCTTAGCGGCCTTGTCCCAATCATTTGATAACTTATATTTACTTAACAAATACCTTGTTGTAGAGTCATTCATTAATATGTTATTATGAGCTCTTGCAAATTCTTCGTAATAGTTTACCATGTCAGGGGTAATAGTTGCTTGACCAGTAAATTCTAAATCTCTCATCAATGCTGAAGAATAACCAGTTACCTGTGATTCATAAGTACCAGCGTTGGAAACGTCTCTTACATTAAGTTCTGTGCCTAAGCCTCTAGAACCACGCGCAGTGTATGCTTCACCAAATTGACTTGGGATAATAATATCTTCTTGACCAATAGTTTTCTTTGTAATTGGTGCATCAATCTTTGCAATATCATCAACAATACTATTGTATTTTAATCTAAGATTTTCAAGTTCTGTTGTAAGGTTTTGTTTTTCACCATAATACAAAGAAGTATCAGGATCCCAATTTTGCAAATACTGAGCAGCGTGTTGTTCTTCTTGAGCCTTAAGGCTTGCTCTTAATTCGTCAGGAGTGTAAGATTCGCGATAAAATCTTTCTTTAGCTTCTTCAATAAATTCATTTTTTCTTACAGTACTTGGGTACCAGTCAACTTGAACATAACGAATTTTGCTTTTACCATCAGTAAATGCTATCTGTTCCCATTCGCCTTTACCAAAACCACCAGGGCTTAATTCTGCTTGAATAACACCTTGGGTATTAATTCCAAAATCATCAACTTTATCCACATAATCTGCACGACCACGTTTAATAATTGCTTCAATGTATTCTGGTCCACCAACTTGCCCAAGTGGTCCTCTACCTTCTAATCCATCAAGAATAACCTTTAGTGGAAACAAACCTTTTTTCTTAAGTACACCTTCTTGAGCTGCACTTCTAGTATATGATAAAATTTCATTCATTTCATCAGAAACTGGATACTCTACAGTATCATAAAATTCTTTATCAACTTGTTTTAAAAATGTAGGGTTATTAACAAATCTTTCATTTTGTTTATCAATTACTTTTTGAACAGATTCATCATTACCAAATTTAATAATAAGTGATTCATCAACAGTGTATCCTTCAGCTTGAAATTCTGGGATTACTGGACCTGCTTCAACTTTAGCAATTTTGTTATCTAATGCTTTTATATTAGATTCAATTTCACCAATTTGTTTACCAAGTTGTCTAGCTTCAACATCAATTCTGTTTCTATAAGAAGATACTGTTTCCTTACCTCGCCAAACCTTAATGTTATCAACTAAACGTCCAGGAACAGTTGAGGCGTTAGTAATGAAATTACCTATACCTTTAGGTAGGTTCTTTAAAGCAATCATTGGGCCATAAGCAGCCATAATACGAAGTTGTGAATCAACAGCGTTACGTGTGGTGTAACCAAGACGAAGTAAAACACCGACTTTAAACAAATCTTGCATAACATCAGCAAGATCAACAACGCTATCTTTAAGTGTTAAAGGACCTTTAAGAACAGATAAGTTATTTTGAATTGTTCTATCAAGAACATCAAAATCCATAATAGGTATATGGTTTGCTGTTTGTGATTCATATAAAGGAACCTTGATAAGGTCTCCGTTTTTATCTAAACCATAACCACGTTCTTTAAAAGATGCTAAAGCTGATTGTTTAGCGCGAGTATTACCATCAAAAATTTCTTTAGCACGCTCTGGAGATATTCCATGTTTTTGTGCTACTTTGTTTACAACTTCTTCTTCAAGTTTTAAAATAACAATAGAACGTTGCTCAGGTGTTGTTGCGGCAGAGTATTCTTTAACTATTCTACTCGCATCATCTGCACTAAAACCTTCATAAATCATTTTACCTGCAGCGTCAACTTTTTGATTACCAATAACTTTACGAGCACGATTAACCGATGCAAGTATTTCTTGATATGAATCAGGGCTGTTTACGTTAGCAATGTATGCTGGTCTTTCACCTGCAGCCCAAGTCACGCGCGCGTATGCGCGATTCCAACGAGTTGGTTGAAAAAATTCTATTGTAGAAGAGCCGGGTTTTGGATTGCCAAGAAGTTTAGTTACTCTACCTTTGGCTATAAAATCTTCAAATCTTTTGTAGCGTTCTGACGTACCAAAAGTACGTGTAACCATTTTATCAGTTATGCCAACACCTTTTTGAGATGGAGATTCAAAAGTGTCAACAAACTTTTTAAAAAAATCATTGTTTAAGTAAAGATCATCATATTCAAATCCTGCTTCAGATAAAGCTTTTGGATTTGCGTTAATATCTAATATTTGACCAGTTTGTGGATCAAATAAAGGAGCTATTACGTTTTTATCAGCTTCGCTAAGATTACCAAACATTTTATTCATAGCTGCAGCGTTAGAAGGACGTAATTTTTGTAATTCTGTAAGTGCTGTTTGATCACCAAGAGCAGCACGCATAGTAAATGCTACTTCGTCATCTGTTTTAGCTGTGCCTAGTAAATATCCAAGAGTTCCTGGATCATCTGATGATTTAACAAAATCTGTTGATAATGCATATCCTATACCATTATCACGATAATTTTGAATAGGAGTTGAGTATTTATTAACTACACCTTCAACACCTTCACGTAAAGCAACTTGTGCTTCTTTAGCTAATCCAATTTCATTTTGAACTGCTACAAATAGTTCATCTGGATTTTTAAATCTTTTAAAAGAACTAATTCCTGCTTCGCCTAAACGAACACCTTTAGCAACTTTACCACCGACAAGGGTTACGTCACCAAAAAGTTGTGCAGTAAAATCAAAACTACCAGAAGCAAGACGACCAAATGCTGATTGTTTAAAAACTTTGTCGCGTTCTTCTTTGTTAAAAATATCAAATTCATTAAAAAGGTTAGCACCTTTTGATTCATCAACAAAAGCGCTACGAGTAAAGGTATTACTAAAAATGTTAGCAGCAAGTGATTGACCAAGTGAAACTTCGTTTCTAGCTTCCCAAGCCTTTTCCCAAGCTGCGCTAAAATCAACATCATTATTACGCATTTCCCAGATAGCTAAAGAAGCTGTACCTAAAGGCTGGCGAATAACGGTTCTATTTATAGCATCAATGTCTGACAGTAAATTACCAATTGGACGACCAACAGATTTAACAAAGTTGCCAACAGAGTTTTTTAAAGTATTAGCAACACCATTAAATTCTTCGGCATCATTAAGAGGGGCTGTAGCAACGTCCCATACAAGTTTAAAAGGGGATAGAGCCGCACCACCAAGATTTTTACCGAGCCTTGTTATTCGTTCGTTAAAACCCAAACGCTCGTTTAAATCAATCAAATTTGGTCCCTGAGTTTTCTAATAATCATACGTGTCATGTTTGATGTATTAGGATTTGCTGCAATAGTTAACAAAGCTGGCATATAAGCGGCAATTTGCGCTGCATAAGCATCATCTGCTGCTTGATCGCGACTGCCTAAACCTAAAGCATCCATACCTACGCCTGGTCCAAAATCAGCCCCGTCAGTAACTGGAATATTTGGCATTGAGGTTGGTGCATTCATTGGTACAACTGATTGTGAGGCTGCGGCTGATGCGAGGCCCGAAGGCATACTTGATTGTTCAATACTCGGAGCCGCAGCCAAAGGAGCAGATTGTTGTGTTTCCATCAACGCCTGTCCTTCTCCATATGGGAGACCTGGGACATATTTGGCTGCTTGTGCTGCGTTTCCGCTTTGACCATTACCACCACGTGCAGAAACATTCATAGGATTGTTTTGCGGTGCAGTTGGTCTCATTCCACCTCTTGCCATTATTATACGTCCTTAAATTAATTGTTTATTTTCCAGCGCGTTTTGGTGCTGAAGTACCACGTGTACCAGATGGTTGTTTGCCAAACATAATTGTTGACGCACCTGGTTTTGCAATACTTGGAACACCAGATTTTTTAACTGGTTGTTCGTAAGCTTTTCCAGCAGAACCTTGGTTTGCTGGCTTCTTTCCGCCACTAAATGACTTCATTTTTTTCCTTTTCTTAGCCCGCAGGGACCATTCTTGAGACACTAGAAGATAGTGTCGGCTTGCCACCACCGGTAAGTCCGGCGAGCAAACTTTGTATTGGTGGACGACCACCTTGTCCCACTTGTCCTGGCACCACGCCACGTGGACCACCAGTTATTGCACTTAATCCTGAAGCACCACCAGAGGGAGCCTCACCTGCGGAACCGGGGACGGGTTGTTCCATACCAGGGGCTGCAGCCTCAGCAGAAGGTGGCGCTTGAGGGGCAAACGCTTCCGCGATTACCTGCTCTATAGGTTGACCTTTTTGTCTACCAGCGATAACTGTTGCAATACGTGAAAGAATCTCACCAGGATCTTGTCCTTGTGTTGCAAGTGAAGGGATAGCTTGTGCGTATCCACTTATTGCTGCAACAAGAGAGTCGCGTAATTTTTCTATTTCAATCTTTTGTTCTTCTTGTGTAACGTTGATTTCCCAAGGCATCTGACGGCGGAGGAAGTCGCGGGAAATTAATTGGTCTCCGCGCGCTTGGAGTCCGAATACCAAAGCCTGGTTGGGGTTTAATCCGGCCATCAGTCCATAGGTGATATCAACCGTGTAATCCCCATCAATATCCTTGTTGGGGGTGTAGGTGATTTCATACGGTGCGCCAGCATCTACGCCGCGTACCGTCTTCTCGGTATTACCGAAAAGTTTTTCGTCCATCTCAAAGCAAAGTTCAAATACTTTTTTCAATGCTTCAGCAAGAACTGATTGAGCAGTTTTAACTTGTGTATCAAAACCACCCATAAGAGCTTCAACGCCACGACCAGTAACAATAGATCCTTGGCTTACGCCTTGTCTACCTTCTGGGTAACGTGAACCCATACGCATTTCTTGATCAAGAATTTGTGATTCTGCAAATAATCCAGGAGGCACATTTAAATCAACACGTCTAATCTTTTCTGGAGATGCAGAACGTATAGTTGCGTCAGGTCCCATTTCAAGGACGTTAACATCTGCAGGCAAAGCAAAAGGTGCCTGAACAGATTTTTGTGCCGCCTCAAGTTGTAAAGTAGCAAAACGGGCACGGGCTACTTGAACCCAAAGAACATCATCAAACTGTCCACGTTGTTGCTCATCAGAGTCAACACCTGGTCGGACAGCAAAAATAACATTAAGCTTACCAAGAGGATTCTTGGCGCGTTGTAAAATGTAGTTAGCACGTTCTGGTAGGAAAAGAACTGTTTCATCTTTGTCCATATAGCGCACAAGTTGAATAGGGCGCATAGAACCACGTTGTTCAAACTTACCAAGAATAACTGATTCGTATTCTGGAAAATCGTTAACTAGATCTTGTGCAGCTTTAATATAAAGTTTTGTGTAAGAAAGTAAACGACCAAAACGGTCAAACTCAGGATAAGAGTTAATAGGATTGTCAATACGAATACGAGGAGTTTTGTTTTCGTAATCAGCTTCAACAATAAAAGGTAAGGCACCAAAAGTAACATAACGGTCAGCACCGGTAAACATTTCAACCTGTAGGCGTGAAGTGTCTCTATAGCCGGCTGCAATCATTGTACGCTTGTCGGCACGGGTACGTGCTCTATCTGATACAGCATTAGTTGCTGAACAGTTAATAGCAGGCAGTGGTGCGATTACTTCAGCAATGTCGCGTGCAGCAACGTCAATAAAGTTTGCCACCATTGGCTTAGGGTATTCTGCTGGAAACAAACCAGGGAATACTTGGTTTATGTTTCCTTTACGTACTTCAAGTACGTCACCCCAACGAGCGTCACGATTTGCGTAACGTTGTTTCAGTTGTTGATAGGCGTTAGCAATATCTTCAATCTTGCGTGCCACTAGACTCCTAATTTAATATTAATACCAGCCAGCATTGGCTAATCGTTGTTTCCTTGCATATTCTTCTAAATCCACCACTTGGCGTTTAGCCAAATCAATAGGTGTAGCAAAAGGGTTACGAACCCAAGTTTTGCCATAACTACCTTGCTGATTTACATAATCCCTTAATTGGGTTTCAGCGAACCACAAAGCCATAGGTCCATCCTGTTTATTTTTAGTACCAGGAGACCAAGTAATTAATTGTTCAATAAGAGCTTTAACGCCCTCTGACTCGGCGCGAGGGAACTCAATAAGATTATTCTTAGCAGGCTTACCATCAGGACCAAAGGTACCAAAGAGAGTATTAAGAGAAGCCACACCATATTCAAGATCCATCTTGTTAGAACCCGTGTAGTGTTGC